GATAAGTATGCAGTGCTAGCAATGGCTCATCTACGCAATCGTACGCGTCCTGTTACAGCTACAAAGAAGCCATCGGTAAATATTTCAAACCCTCTAAATTATACGAATAGTTCACACGTAGTATTTGCTCCAGTGCCAACACGGCGTTCTACGTAAATTAGTCTAAGCATTGTTGGCAGTCTTTAAAAAGGCCAGGTACAAATTGGCACCTTTTAATACATTTAATTTCATCACGTGATAAACGTTTCTTAGATTTTTTGGTGACGCGACCAGATTTATTGCGGATGGTAATCATTTTATATCCAGATTTTCCTTTAATGGTTACGCGATTTGTCCGTATATGTCCTTTACCATTTTTAAATTCAGTATGTGTTTGTATAGAATTATATTCAAACATATTCTAATATATGGAGAGTTTAAAATAATGATACTCTAAAGTATAGGGTGGATGAATGAATGAGAATGCGAATGAGCTAAAGACTGTTGATTCTATGCCAGGCAGTATAAATGAATTAATAAGTACAAATAATCGTTTAAAGCGTCCGCCGTCATTATCAGAATCTTTTGCGTGGACACCAGAAAATATAGCACGTGCTAATCTAATTCCTCTTATATCATCAGTTGATAGAGTAGACATAGATGATATATATCCAGTGGTGGTGGTGGAGCCAGGTATAAAATATTGGAGGTATGAAAAACAAATAGTGGAAGTATTTATTAAGTTATTGCTTCATATACTATTAATTTCTATATTTGAGACATTATTTTACTTTTTATATGTCTCAGCATTAGAGAATAATGGTATAGAGGCGACAGTGAATATATTTATAAACGAAGCTGTAACAAATTGTATGAATATAAGTCCATTAGAGATTCAGATTATAGATGATTTTTTGGAGCCTTATATAAATGCATCACAAGTGATAACTGAAGGTAATAATGCGGGAATACAGAGGATGATATATAATGAATTAATATCAAGGCGTGCGTGGGCGTATGTGGGTGGTTTAATGGGATTATTTTCGGTATTGACGGTGTATATAAGGTGTCGTCGTATAAAAATTAATTGGAGATATATTATATTTGAGAATACAGCGATGGTGTTATTATTGGCATTGTATGAGATGATGTTTTTTAATACGATTATATATCCATATGAGCCAATTTCAACGGATGAGATATCGAGGGATGCAATAAGGAAATTTCAGGGTTCGTGTGGGATATTGAAGTAGGATTTCAATTATTTTTAGTTAAATATATGAAAAGAACTTAAAGAACCCTACAAATATATATATTGTGGAGAAATCCACAAGTGAAGATGGCCGAGTCTGGTTAAGGCGCAAGACTTAAGTTCTTGTAGAGAAATCTGCGTGGGTTCAACTCCCACTCTTCACATATTGAACTATTTTTGAGGTACTCAAAGTATCTTAAATCTGGTCTATTAGAATATCGGTAGTTCGCTTGATTCTGACTCAAGAAGGCGTGGTTCAACTCCACGATGGACCAAATGGCAAATATTTTGCCCTACATACTAAAAGGTAAGTAGGGGGTAATATCCCATAGATCTTATTATCTAGTTGGTTATGATGTGGGACTTTGAATCCCAATGCCTCGGTTTGAATCCGAGTAAGATCAAATCTTTGTTATTTAAAGCCCTGATATGGATTTTAAATAGCAGAGTAAAATCTGCGAAAGCCTTCTTAGCAAAGTGGCATTGCGTTTCTCTTGTAAAGAAAAGGTCGACAGTTCAATTCTGTCAGAAGGCATATAGTTATTAAGAGATTTTTCAAAAGTCTCCTAATAGCTATGTCAGTCAACATAGCTTAGCTCTCATAGTTCAGGAGTAGAACGCTTCATTAGTAATGAAGAGGCCGTGAGTGCGAATCTCATTGAGAGCAAAGAACTATTATGATACTTTTTAAAAGTTTTTTAATAGTTTAAAAATAAAGAAGAAGTACTGATAGAAATATGCTGAAAATGAACTTAAAGAATAGTCTCCTAAATAAAATAGAGCCAGAAATGGTTCTCGTTGGCCCTTTATTTCAGTGGAAGAATGCTCGCCTTCTACCCTTTTAATGGACTGTAAGCGAGAGGTCGTGGGTTCGAGCCCCACAAGGGCCTAATTATATTATTATTAAGTTATACCTAATAATAATATAAAGCTTCTACACCATAAATAAGTAAATTAATGTCAAATACCGTCAATACCACATTGGTATCATATCCAAAAGCTAAGAAAAAGACAAATATTCCACGTGCTTTAAGGGAGCAGGTTTGGATAACAAATGTAGGTAATAAGTTTGAGGCAAAATGTTTGGTTGTCTGGTGTCAAAACACTATGAATGTATTTGATTATCACGTTGGTCATAATATTCCAGAAAGTTACGGTGGTGCTACAAATATTAATAATTTGAAGCCAATTTGTGCTAGATGTAACTTATCTATGGGCAACTATTATTCTATAGAGGAATGGTCTAAAATGGGCCAAACTATTCAACAAAATATACAACAGTCTATAAATAAAAACTCTGTAAAATGGCCTTCCGTCACTACTCCAACTGCGATTCCAGCAATTCCAGCCAAAAAATCTTGGTGGGTATGTTGCTAATATTACTGCGGATATAAAGACTGAAATGTTATTCTTTATAAGTGTAGAGTATGCCATGTGGTTGTGGAAAAAAGAAAACTGGTACCATTCATTTTATGGGCCAACCAAATTCAGATGTCCCTGAACCTGAAGAATGGGGGCCCATTGTATGGAAATATCTACATTGTCTTACTGAAAAGATAGGTACATCTGGAAATAAAATTGTAGATACAGACCAAGCAAATTATATGGAAACACTTTTAACAACACTACATCTTGTAATCCCCTGCCCAGAATGCCAAGCTCACGCCGCCTCATATATCAGCAGCAACCCTATTCCATCACTCAAAGGCCTTTATAACGAACAACTTCGTAGCACTGTGCGTATCTGGCTTTTTACTTTTCATAATCATATTCGTAGTACAAAAGGCCAAGCTATTATGTTAAACTCGCCTGATGAATGTGCTGGACAGTATGCAGGATGTTTTATTCCGAAATGCGAATATACACTTTTTGTTCAAAATGTAGCATATGCCGTTCGACAAGGATGGGTGCGCGTAGATAACTGGAGAAGATGGTATAGTAACTCTGAACGTATGCGTATTATAAGCGGTAACGTTGTAATTTAATTAATCATATACCTTATAAAATATAAGTATTATTATTAATTCTAAGCAGTATTAATTTGCCAACTAGCATCAATGAGTATATTTAATTCATCCGCGATCGATTGACTTGCTAAATTCGCTGTACCACAATGAATACCACCATACAGACGTGATTTACCAGCACCATAGTCACCAGATGACATTTCATCCCAAGTAGTAAATTGCAGAGTTAATGGAACAGCAGGAACAACTCCAGATTGAATTTCAGACTTACCAGCTCCAATAGTAAATGTACCGAATGGCTGCGTATCATTTGAAGTAAATAATGGAGAAATTAGCGTCTGTTTATCATAATATATAGTAGTAGGTGTAATATTCGCAGTAAACCACTTAGTCATTGTTAAGGCGAATGCTGAAGAGAATTGACTGTGTCCAGATGGGAAATCCGCAAATGGAGGCGTTATAAAGTTCGCCACTTGGTATGGAATCCATTGATCACCTTTTACAGTTCCATTCCAGGATTGAACATTAGCACCAACATATCTGCGTCTAACTTCTTGAATAGGACGGTCTTCCATATTGGCAGCCTTTAATCTCCAAGTTACACGACCACCCTCGAACAAATGTATTGATAAATCGAGAAGAGAATATATTATATTTTCCTTATTAGTAATAGCAGAAGTACGCATATATTCTTTCCAGAACCAGATAAACATTAATGGAGGACTGACCGTTCCAGGCCCACCAGCCCAAAACTCAGCACAACATTTTTCAGTATCATTTAAATTAGCAGTAATATTCATTACTTCATCTACTTCAGTATCACGGGGTAACCCAGTAAGTGGCTTGTGTACGTCTTGAATTGCTTGTTCTTGTGCTTCTGTTAGGCAAGTGGAGAGAACAGTGTCCCATCCATAGGTCATATAATTTTGAGGTGCAGCCGCACCAGCACCCTTTAACCAAAGAGCCGCCCATAATATAGGAGCAGGAAATCCATCTATATCATTTACAGTTATACCATCAACAATTATAGATTTACCAAAATTTAGATTTTGTGTAGAATTGGGTTGTCCTATTGCTGCGGCGGCTGTGCTCCCATCTCCTACTCGGTAGCTGTACCAGGTTTGCCATAATGAAAACCATCCTGTCCAGTTACCAGCGGCTTTTACACTAGCCACAGTAGATGCTGGGCAGTTATATATAGATTTATAACTAGCACCAACAAAATAAGGAGTAACAGTATCAATTACATTACATAACCATATAATAGAATCACTGTCTGATAAGGGGGATGCTGCTTTATTGGACCAGTTCCAATTATCATGTGTTCCAGAAATGCGGGATTGACTAGAGACCCAATTCCAGGCTTGTGTAACTGAAGCAATCCATATATACATCATTCGCGAGCCTTTTGTTGGTCCAAGATTTACAGATGCTACATATTGTAACATAGTATCAAGTCCAGCATTAAGAACATATTTTAGAGATGGAACAATGTTGGCCACTGAGCCACCATTCATAATAGTAGATAGACTATCAGGAGGTGCCAAGAAATAAGAAGATGAAGGAATAACTGGTCCTTGGCCACCTGCATTCATAGCACACACTGTAAAAGTGTATGGCTGCCAATCTTGTAAACCAGTAAATCTATATGTAGTTTCACTAGTTGTAACTGGAGAAAGAGCGACTCCATTTAGGTATGGTGTAATAATATAGGTAAAAGGTCCATCACCAGTGGTAGGAGCATTCCAGGAAATGACAATAGAACCAACAGTAAAGGTAATTCCAGAGATGGCTCCAGGAATGGCGGGAACATATGGGGCAGTAATAAGTGACGCATTAAGTTCAGGACAAGGGCAACCAGGACTAATACCAATACAAGTAGGGTAGCGAGTATATTCGGTCATATGGCCAGTTTTAACGGCATTCATAACGGAGCTATCATAAATACCAGGTAGGGGTCCATAACCAGTTTGAGGCTGTGTAGTGGTACTCGGAGGATATAAACGTGTTAAAAATGAACCAGCTATAGCTTTTTCACCTCTGCGCTTAGTAAGTTGTGAACTGTCATAGATGCGATTAGACATTCTAATAATACTAAAAATAATATTATTTGAATGATTATTATAATTGTATAATAACTTTATTTTGAATTTAGAAAGTGTTTTCTACAAACAGGTCGATATGCTTCAGCGCCACCAATTGCAACGCCATTTTCATCTTTGGGTGCTTCACCAAAGTATTTAGAGTAAACTGCTATCGTTCCATCGCGGCATACTGAGCAGAATGCGCTAAGGCGTTCGACTTCTTCTGCGTGAGGAATGAGTTTTAGCATATCGCCAAATGGAGTTCGTTCTGATGTACCATCAAGACCTGAAACTACGATATGAATCGGTAGTTCATCGGCCCAGGCAGATACGTATTCGTGGAGATCTGTAAAGAATTGGCCTTCATCAATAGCGACTACGTTGTAATCGCCAGAGCGTACGAGGTGATTGATGGATTTGAGTAGTTTAACACAGGCTGCTTTTTCAACGTCTTTGTCGTGAGAAGATACACAATCTTTTCCATAACGATTATCACCAATGTAGTTTACAACGAGTACTTTGTAGCCGATTGATTTATAACGTCTAACACGACGAAGGAGTTCGGTAGTTTTCTGACTAAACATACAGCCGATGATAAGTGAAATATAGCCCATTTTCTATCCTTGCTATTTTGGTTGGCGGGCTTTAGGAGTCAAATTTTACGCAATTTAATTCGGTTATAAAAAAAGAGATGCCCAGTTGGTCTATAGATTCAATACCAGCATTTTGTATTACGTTGGAACGCCGTCAAGACAGGTGGCGTCGTTTTCAGGATCAGTCCGGAATCGATGGGTTGAATTTAAAGAGATTTATGGGTGTGGATGGGAAGACAATTGATATACGAACAGATGACCGTGTGGCATTATGTACTAAAAGAAATATTTTAGCAAAAACTCGGCGTTCGCATGAGGAGCTGGACAGTGTTGGTGGGGTTGGTTGTGCTTTATCGCATATAGCCGTTTGGCAATGGATGGTAGATAATAATCAAGAGGTTTGTTTGGTATTTGAGGATGATGCAATGGTTCCACCAGATTTTAGAGAAATGGCTAATAAATGTATTCAAGAATCAACCATTTTAAAGGACCCTAAAAAATGGGATATGTGGCTCTTAGGAGGAAAATGGGAAAATCTTACACGTATTCCTGGAGAACCAAGAGCAGTTCGTATAGGAGAATTTGTATTATTTCACGCATACATAATGACTCTACACGGTGCTAAATTATTATTAAAGGATGTATATCCAATACATTCACATATAGATTTATGGACATCAATATATGGATATGTTCATGATTTTAGAATGGTTGGATGTACAGATTTGATTCTACAACAGAACCAAAAAGTAAAGACAGATATTCAGTCAGAAAAGGGGTGCGATGTATGTAATGTTCCTATAGATTATGGGAAAACGCATACAATGATATCAAATGTAGAATGGAATATTGCTCGTGGAGCAGAAGTTGTTGGTGTAGTTTTAATTGGATATATATTATATCAGCAGTATCAAAAAATGAAATAAAAGTTTAAGCGGTCTTAGTTGTAATCTGCGTACAAAGAATCTCTGTACCGCTTGGATCATTCCACGTAATCTTTACAACTAGTTTACCTGATACAGTGTTTTCTGATGTTGATACCTGATGATGGTGACCGACTAGAAGAGGGCACGGGTCACCAGACTTCAGAGTCTCATCGCAGAGAAGAGCCCTGCTAGTATAGGGAAATCCATTGAGTGTAGCTGAGTAATATGCTGTACCACCTGTAATCGGAACATCCAAGTCGAAATCAAAAATTGTTGATACATTTTCTCCTTTGGTAGGAGTGTCTGTTGATAGAGTTACGACAAGATTTTTGGCAAGTGCTGAAGTTGAGGAACAGACTGTTGTGCCTGATAGTGTGTGGTTATGTACCGTAGCAGGATGTGCATAGCAACTCGTAATAAACAAGAAAAGAAGAGCAGAAATCATAGTATCTACTTCATTATATATATATAAATCTTTAGATTAGGTATCTTAAAAAGTTTTATGCAATGCTTCCCAGGGAATGCCTCTGCAAGACACTTATCTACAAGACCAGCATACATACGAATTTCCTTTTGAGCATGATAAAATTTGAATATTTTTTTTTACTATATATTTAAAAATATGTCAATACCTTTTGAAAAATCATTTGCCAGTCATAATAAGAGTATCTATTGGTCAGATAAAAATACAGTTACATCAAATGAAATTTGTCTGAACTCAGGAAGAAAAATTATATTTAAATGTGATGAATGTAATCATACATTTAATATGAAACCTATTGATATTTCAATTAGAAATAGATGGTGCCCTTATTGTGCTAATATACGTTTATGTAGAAACAATAATTGTAACATATGTTATAATAAATCATTTGCTAGTTATTGGCGTAGTTGGTGGTTATCAGAAGAAAATAATGTTAATGTTTGGGAAATACAGAAATATAGTAATAAAAAATATATATTCAAATGTAATTTATGTTATCATAAATTTATATCATCTCCTAATAGTGTTTCATTAGGTATTTGGTGTAGATATTGTGTAAATCAAGAACTATGTAGTAATGAAAATTGTACTTATTGTTTTAAAAAATCATTTAAAAGATGTGTATTATAATAAAAATAATTGGAAAGTAAAATTATTTGATATGATTGATAAACTGCTGTTAATTACAATACCAAGTAAACAATATATCAACATCGATTCTAAGTACTTTGAGTAATAGTATGCCCTTTAAATTTCTTACTCAATGCTTCCCAAGATACAGGAAAAGCTAACATCATAAATTTATGGACTGACGTAGCATAATCGCGAATTTCCTTCTGGGCAGATGGGTCAAGTCGAAGATTACATAGTCTAGCATATCCAAATAGACTTGAGGTCTCCACAAATTCTGTATACATACTTTGTGGAAGAATGCCGCGAGCAACTTCAGGGGCTACACCAGAGGCAAGAAGATCATTATAAGTCTTAAGGGCCTGACAGGTTTGTTGTGCAATTATACGATGAACTTCTTCAGATTCTTCTATAGGGGTAGCTTTAGAGCCTTGTTTGGCCTTAGGGTCACGTTCTCGGATTTCGTCAGGTTGAGGTACCCAGCATTCAGGAGGAGAGTCTACATAACGACGACTGACTTCATTACGCGCAAAACCGATTGTATGACGATACCATTCACGAGCTACAAAAATTGGCATCTTGATACGAAAGCGAACTTGAGGATGAAAAAAAGGTGACACGTGATCGTGTTTCGCCAAATAGTTAATTAGTTTTTTATCACCCTCAGTAAGTTCAGTAGAGATTTTATCAAAAGAAACACGGGCAGCATTTACAACAGTAAGGTCATCGCCAAACTTTTCAAGACATTCAACAAATCCAATGCTATCAGGCATTAATTCTTTTTGGGAAGCGGTCGACATCTCACTAAAAATATATAATGTTTATTCTTTAAATCTTTATATTTTTATAGTTTTATATTTTTATATTTTGTTTTTCTATATTATTAACTATCAAATGATGAAGAGCGAGAGCTAATATCACACGCAATCTGACGAACTAGAGGGCTAGTAGGGATTGGGGGCATTGGAGGCATTAATTGCCATGGCAGCATTGAATGCATTGGAGACATTGGAGGCATTGTAGGCATTGAATGCATTGGAGACATTGGAGGCATTGGGGGCAGTTGAAGAGCAGTATATGCACTGTGTAGAGGAGAAAGTGTGCCACTAAATGCATTAGACGGATCGTGCGTACGAGTAGGGCCAATAGTTGTGCGATGATTCACGGCTCCTCCACTAACAGTTGCGCATAGTTCAGAACTAATATGGCGTTGTGCGGAGTTAGAGAATGCGCGTGTAAGAGGAGGTAAGGGGCCATTTTGAGGATCTCCATAACCGCCACTATGTGTTTGAGACAGAGCAGGAAGGCCGCGCATACGACCTAGATATCCTGCGTGCTGTGTCATAATCTGAGGTGAATCAACCGCGGCAAGATGACGATTCTCCAAGAGTCCCTTACAAGTATTTAGCTCTTCGAGAAGGATATCCCATAGAGAGTGCTCGTGTTCTCTACGATACTCGGTAATAGTTGCGATACAGGCATTAATCTTTAGAATGTGAGCAGCTAATCCATCTGGTGTACCGAAATATGACATAAAGCCGCGTGATTGCTCGATTAGCGCCAGCACCTCAAATCGAATATAATGCGCTTCACCGTTAATCTGAAGCACAGCATCTTCGGTTGTGACTACAGGTGAGTTAATTTCATAGGTGTTGTGTGCCATAAGATCATATCCCTTGAGTGTAGCGACCGTTCCACTAGGAATCCTTGCAAGGAATGCTGCCTCGGTGCCAGCAGGCATATCTCCAATGACAATTTCGACCTTGTCACCAACAGTATTTGTGCCATAGCGACTCTTTACCTCGGTACCAAGAGGGAGAACAACTCGAACCTGTTGAGAGGCACAGGATATGAGGCCACCGAGGATATCGCCAAAGACAGTAGCAACATCTTCAAGGTTATTGACTACGTAGTAAGACCCGCCGCCCTCCGTACTAATGCTTTGGAGCAGCTCGACATTGTGGTCAGTACCATATCCAACAGATGAGATGGAAGTGCCATTGAACTTAGTAATGGTATTATGAACAAGCTCAATAATGTCAGTTGAGTTAGTAAGGCCCATATTAGCAATACCATCTGTGAGAAGGAGAATGCCCTGCTTTGAGCCACTAGTATCGACTTGAAGGGATTCGCGTGCCTGAATGATGCCTGCGCTGAGATTGGTGTTAGACTCAACGCGAATAATGGAGATACGGGTACGGATATTGTCTTTTTCAGTTAAGGACACGACAGTCTGAGTTAGGATAGTACGAGCAGCCTCACTGAAGGTGATGACGGAGATAGAATCCTGAGGGCCAAGGAAGTCAAGGAGGAATTGAAGAGACCGCTTGACATTCTCAAGTTTGTTGTAGGATTCCATAGAGGCTGAGGTGTCAATGACGCAACATAGATGAACAGGAGTCCGAGTCTCGGATTCAGGCGCCTTGACCTGGAGGCAGGCCCATTCAGGATGCTTGGAGAGAGTGTATGCTTGGAAATTCATTTTACGGTTTTAACGATAAGAGTGTTTAAATTATAAGCTTGGAAGGGTGTACAACTAATATTCGAAACTAAAGATATCAATTTTTTCTGCTAAGTAGGATTAAATCTGAATAAATATTTCTTAGTATAAGAAAATGATATCGCCTAATATACTTATATTTATTCTTGTTGGGTTTGTAATGTCTATTCTATCATTGATATTTAGACAGAAGAAGATATATAATGTAGTTCCGAAAAAAATATGGACTTATTGGCATAATCCAGATAAAATACCAAAGGCTGTTAAATTATGTATGGAGTCTTGGAAGAAATTTAATCCAGATTATGAAATTGTACTTTTGACAAAGAAGAACTTTCAGGGCTACGTAACTATTCCAGATGCATATAGAACTCATCCGCATTTTAATGATTCTCCGCAGAGGTTTTCAGACTTGGTAAGATTATATGTGGTGGAGGAGCACGGTGGGATATGGATTGATGCATCTGTTTTAATAAAACAGCATTTTGATGAATGGTTATTTCCAAAATACGCAGAGTATTCTGGATTTTATAGTGGGCCGTTTACGATAGATCCTAAAGCACCAGTAATAGAGAACTGGTTTTTTGCGGCGAATAAAAATAGTAAATTTATTAAGCTCTGGAAACAAGAATTTCTTGAAATGGCAAATTTTAAGGATATTCAAGGATATTTGGATTCACGAAAGAAAATGGGCGTGAATTTTAGCGGACTAAGAGATCCACACTACTTAGCAGCATATGTTTCTGCTCTAAAAGTTATTGAAGTAGATAAATATCCACAAGATACTCTTATTCTAAGGGATTCAAAGGATACAGCATTTAGATATTTGAAGGATGCTGTATGGTATCCTGAGAGGGGGATGAAATTGGCGTGTAGTGATAGATCATATCAGGCACCTATTATGAAGATGCGTTCTGATGAGAGAAATATACTTGAAAGGGATATAGATGGAGATTTATCGCCTGAAAAGTGTGGATGGCTTACTTAGCTACAGTGGTGGACGCGGCGTCTTTAGCCTTCTTCCACTTCTTATAGAAGTGTGTCCATTGTACGAAGTATGATGATTGTAGTTTATCAATTGCGAGCTGATGGAGTTCCCGTTCCTGAGGACTTAAAGAAGCATAGAATTCATCAAAGTCGGCAGGAAGTGGTGCGGATTTAGGAGGTGTATATTTTTCCATTATGTCTGTCTAAATCAATGTAGAAAATTGTAGTCAAATTTTACCTCTGATGCTAATAGGTGAAGGCATCAAATGCATTTCAAAGATAAACGGGTGCTATCAATTAAAACACCCGAAGATATGCTAAAAATCCTTAATTCAAAAGGTAATTCTTTAAGCAGTTATAAGAAAGGTACCAAGATTACAGTATATAACAAAATGCAACAGGGTTATTCGTATGAATTAGCTGAGAATCCGGGCAAAAATTTTGCAGAAGGTTTTGAACCATATTATACACCAGCTGAAATGTTAGAAATGGGTGTTTTTGAAGGAAAGTACTTCAATCAAAATCTATTAGAATTTCCAAAAGAATGGTTCTACAAAGCAATCAAAAAAGAGAAACTAAGCCCTCAAGGGTCTAATCCAGAATGTAATTATTTTAAAGTAAAATCTCGTTTAAGTCTTCAAGAATGGGAAGATTATGGATGGGTGCCTGATGAAGAAGGAAAAATAAATAAAAAGCATCCAATATTATCTGACCCTGACAAGAATCCTGACCCTACAGGAATCGCTCTCTGGTACGCTAGGTATTGGTTAGGCCGTCGTATACCTGAACTAGATGAAATCCAAATAAAAAGATGGAAGGCATATAAGAGGCACGCTGGGCAAATAAAAGCAAACTGTAAGCCAGGTGATTTAGAATGTCGTCCTCGGCAGAGGCAAAGCTTATTACAATGGTTCTATAAAGCTGATATATAATTTAATAAAATTTGATTATAATATTTTACTATTTATATATATGAAGCTCTTAATCTAATCTTCTAACATCTGAACATCTTCTTCCAACTGTTGAACTTCGTCTGTGGAATCTTCTTCACCCTCGTCCAATTCTATATCATTTGCTGAAAGTTTTTTAATAGCTTTTGCGGCTTTTTTATCAGGATGAGCTTTATTGTATTCTCTAGTGAAAGCGGTTTTAACCTTAGTAGAGAGTTCAAACTTATCGAACATAACTTCTTGTAGATTATCCATAATATCATCGCGCGTATATCGCATTTGATCCATAGTTTTAATGACTGACATAATATCAGGTTTTAACGAAGTATCAGATTTGAGAGGATTTAGAAGTATAGTTTGAAGTGGTTTAGCATAGTCCAAACGGAAAGAATCATTGGAGCAGAATACTTTAGAGGAAAGATCATCAATATAGCGCTTGTGTTTGAGTCTCTTAGAGTTTTTACCGAGCCAGGCAGGAAAGATTTGGAAGGGCGCAGGACCTGAAACAGTTTTAGCAGCACTTACCACTGATTGTACAAAGTGAGGAAGCAAACTCCAATCTTGTTTTTGGTGAATTCGTCTGTCTATCACGTCACCAACAGATATAAACTCTGCTGCAAGCACAGCATCTTCTAATGAGTTTCTACTTGAAGCAGCGTATGCTTCTTGAACCATAAGAGGAATCATATTATAATCTACAAAGACTAGGTTAGCGGCTTCATCTAGTGATGCTTTTTTATTACCGATGAGTTTTTGAGTGGCTGAGAATAAGTCAAGACGAAGATTGGAGTCTTTATCATTTTTGGATTCTACTGTATCTGCTCCATAGAATTCAAGATTGTTGAGAATAGAACGAATATCATTGCCAGAATGCTCACAGAGACCTTCTAAATCCAACTTTGTTATTTCAATTTTTTCCGCCTTTGCTACTTTGAGAAGTGCTGTAGCAATTGTTGATTTCACAGGTCGATTAAACTTAATATCTAGACACGCATTTATAATTGGTCGCAGCTTTTTCAGCTTCTCATTAGCAATACAAATAATAGGAGTGGAAGTCTTCTTAATGATAGAGGCAATTTCACCAACGCCACCACGTTCAGATAAACCATCCACTTCATCCATAACAATAATTTCCTTAACAAGTCGTCGAATACCAAGTGCCATTAGACCGCGTAGCATTGAAACAGAGCGAGTGTCTGAGGCATTGTATTCTTTTACTTTGTAGCCGAGGGATTCTGCGATAAGATGAACAGTAGTCGTCTTACCAATACCAGGTGGACCTGTTACAATAACACCGCGACTATCAGGGTAACCACTGCTCGTCGCGTCCCAAGATTGTAGCCAAGTAGTGATTTGATTAATTTGTTCTTTATGACCGATAACATCAGCTACACTCTTTGGAGCATATTTATCAACAAACATATCTTTAGCTTCATAGTGTTTCTCTTCAGCCACTTTGGGGGCTTTTCTTACAATAGGAATACCTAGTTTGATGGCTTGTTTATAGCGCCACGATTCTGTAATAGGTCTGCCATCATTACATTCGGTACCGACATGGAGTTTGTAGCCTGGAAGTAAAACTTTATGAACAGTAAATTTCTTTATAGAGTCCCTATTGAGATTTCCAGTAATAGCGATATCCATTATATTACAGTATGTTACTATGTTGCTATTTAGTTTAGATATATTAAAGAATCAAATTTTATCAAGAACTTAAACCATAATACCAGAATATATATAATAAGTTAAATGTCGGATATGGAAACATCTAATCCTAAAATTGAGACTACTGTTGCTGACACTGAGGCGTTAGATTCTGTCATCAAAAATGTAGAAAATCTAAATACACCTGAAGAGCCACCTGCTCATATGGTAAATTCTCTTTATCTTTCAGATGTATCTGTTAGTTCTGAGGATGATCTTCTTAGTATGATTCTAAATGATATAAATAGTAATCTACCAACAGTAACGGAGGTTGTTCCAGTTACTAAGATAGAATCAGATATGGAAGTTACTCCAGAGACAGTTCCTGTTACAGAGACAGTTCCTGTTACGGAGACAGTTCCTGTTACGGAGACAGTTCCTGTTAGAGAAGTGGAAGAGGATTCTAAAAAAGGTAATATTGAGGCAGCTGATACACCAGTAGAATCTGAAGTGGAGCAGGAAGAGGAGGAAGTGGAAGAGGAGGAAGAAGAGGAGGAAGTGGAAGAGGAAGTGGAGCAGGAAGAGGAGCAGGAAGAGGAGCAGGAAGAGGAGGATGGAAAGAGTAAAACTGAAAACAAGGTTCACTATATCCAGCCAGTAGTAATCAGGCGTGATGAGGGACTTCCATTTCCTATTGTATGTTCCGCATCACTTCTAGCATTTGTATATTTGCTAAAACTATTTTTTATGTTATGTGCTTTTACAAAAACAGGCTGTAATAGAGAATGTGTGTGTTTTGATGTTTAAACTTGATTAAAATGCTTTGAGTAAGTGATGTGCGATAACAAAGAGAACGCCACCCCATAATGAATCAGCAATTGCTAATCGCCAATCATATTTATCGAGTATGGTATAGCTAGTAAAATCGTATACAGCGTATATTGATACACCGTATAGGAATGCTTGCTTATAACTCGTAGTTTCTAAGAGCATATATGCCAAGAATAAGTAAACAACAGCTGCGCCAATCCATCGTACTTGAACTGGGGATCCTTGGATATTTTCAGTCATTTTGCGAGCATATATACCAGCAGTTAGGAGCCAAAAGATATCAACCAATAAAATAATTGCAGCGGCTTTGAGTAATGAATATGGATATGATGTCATTTCTAATATAGCCGCGTTTTATTTCGTCAAATGATAATTTGTAATTAAATAGGCCAGATGGAAACATCAACGATTCAGATAGACGCATTTAGTACAAATCTTCACGGGGCAAGAATTCTGTGTCAGGGTCCGTTTCCGAATGGAAGGTATGCTCCGATAATGGAATCAATTCAAAAGTTAAGAGAACCATTTAAAAAGAAAATACTTCTAACACGAGCCACATTTTCTCTCTCAAAGTACCTTCCCTTACAATATGACGCAGTATTTCAAGTAAAAGATACTCACGACTGGACGCTAATTCTTACTTATATTACTTATGCTCCAAAGCCCTTATTAGTTGTAGCGGAGGATGTTCCAATTCCAGATGGATTATGGCAGAAACTGAATAAGACTACAACATTTGTGAATATAACATCATCATATGTATTAAATATTCGTCCATATGATGCGATATTTTTTGCGCCAATTGAGGAATTAGCAACAAGTTATACAGATTATGTATTAAAGTTACTTCAGAGTGTGTATAAAGCGTCATATTCACCCAAGGAGCATAAGGAGGTATTACAGGAATTGCGGGTGGCGTCAGCGGGTGTATGTTGGACCAAATATGAAGAGGATACGCAAGGAGGGGCGATTTATTGGTACGACCCAGTAGCAAATAATCAAGGCGATAGTTTATCAAATAAACAAATGTCAGAATTATTTAATTGGTTATCTCAGCAATTTAATCGTGATTAGAGATTTTTATTACCATACCTTTCTTTTTGTTTTATTCATTATTATTTCATCTCCTTCAACATCGCCTTCAACTCGTTATTCGTCAATTTGTTGGGTTTTTTTGCTTTTTTGGTCGCCTCATGTGCGAGCTTACTTAGTCGTTTAGCTTCTTCTTCAGCAGCTTTTTTGTCAGCAGCTTCTTTGGCTTGTTCAGCTTTTGCTATAGCATCTAATTGTGCTGCTGTAATTCCCTTGCCGCTACCGCCGCTGGAGAGTCCAGGGGTGCGACCTGTCATTTGATAAAGCTCTTGAGATGCGCCAGTTGTAAAGGCGTGACCTAGATCGGCACCACCCATTCCACCGCGCCCTCCAAATTGACCACGAAGGGCTGCACTAGCACCCGAGCAAGGGCAGCTACCGCCGCGTTTACGAGTGTGTCTGCGAGTTTGTTTGCGACTGTGTCTTCGCTTATGAGACTTGCTTCTATGAGTTTTTCGTACCATTTCTATAGTATAATTACATTATTTTTTGAATAGTGTAGTGATACTAGCATATAATTAATTATTAGACCCGTGCGGATTTTAAATGAGCGTTTTTTGAATAAATCGCCTACAAAAAAGATTTTATCCTATTTGAGAAACTACACAATTTGGATAGCATCTTGCCTTAAAAGCGTCCATATTTTCAGTCCCCATTGAGAGATTACAAGAGCCACACACAGGTCTTAGATTATCTGCCGTATCTGTCCCACCATTTGAATGCGATACAATATGACCTGCGTGCCAGTCATCAAATACATCTAACTCCTTTTTACAACAGAAGCAAGAGCCCTTTGTAGAGTCGCCAAACTGGATTTTCCAAGCCTCTCCACGAATCTTCTTAGGGATTGCTTTGCGTGGCTCTGTATTTGCATCCTTGATTGCTACAGCAATGTTCTTTATCGGTACACCTTTTGCTTTGACAATCTCCTGGAATGATACGCAACTATCGTGGTTTGACATCATCGTCCACAAGTAGTGCTCCTTGAAAGCCTTATTATCAGCCCAACTATTCACTTGATATGCCTCTTGAATAGAATTATAACACGCTGAAGCCTTTGGATCTACAGAAATCTGTTGCATTAGCCAGTTCTTAATCGGCTCAAGAATCTTATGCCTATCATCCCTGTTGTGGGCACAAATCATCTTCTTGAACTTGTAAGAAGGAGTATTCATTTTGCTAAGTGCTATTTACGATGGAAAATTGTCAATTTTTACGGGCTTGTATACAATACTTCTATTATTTTAACAGAAGTATTATATATTCTTATAAAGTGATTATACGCGTCTTGCTTTACGTGTAAATCTGCGTTTCTTTCCACCGCCTTCGGCTGGTTCATCATCAGTGTCTGCTTGAATATTATCGTTCAAACTCTCCTTAATGGTTTTTATATCAGAAGCATCAAGGTGTAATAATCTATATACTTCAGAATCGGCTTCTGACTTTACAGGTATAAATGGTATTATATCCCAAATAAAAGCGGGTACATTCATAGCACCAGCATATATTTTAGTTATAAAACGCATTGCTTCTGACCTTGATAAAACCCATACCAATAATGATTTCGTTATACCATCAGGTATTGTAATATATTTACCACTACCATCATCTCCTGCCCCAGGTGCATCTGAAATTTTGAATATATGACTTCCACCCCCATCAGGTTTATCAGGAGAATAACGCATCCATACACGACTTATATATAAGTGTGGTTTTGCTGGTTTTTCTTTACTTGTAGTCAAGTATTTTTTATCTTTACCAAATAATATTTTATCTGATATTTCTTTTAGTTTTATATCGTTATACTGCGTCGGCGTAGGAGTTTCTAAATCTACAACCATTTCTCCATTATCAAACTCTACCATTGTTTTCTTGTCAAACGCTTCCTTCTTACATATTACAGCACAAATCGTAGTTGATATTATAGTTGGAAGAAAATCTTTATTGACTGTATGATATATAAAAAGCGGGTTAAAATGTTTTATTGCTTCATTTGCTTTGTTAGGTATTAATATTTTATTGGGTATAACATATAATAAGTATCCATTATCTTTTATTATTTTGTTTGCCAAATCTATAAAATACACATAGAACATCATATTGCGCCCCTTTTGAAAGGGCGGATTTCCCATAACAATATCATACTTTTCAGGAAACCCTTTTGCCTTTAACTTTGGGGGTGTCAATTCTAAACTATTTGCAGTTAATATGTTGGGCTTACAGCCTTCACATAAAGTTTCAAATATTCTTCTTGCTATGCGATTATTATTGCTTTGTAATTCAATCATATATAGCATATTCTCAATGATATGTTTTCTACGCTTCTTTTCATTTGGTTCCCATTCTTTCAAGCCCTCATCTAACTTATAGAATATTACTACTGGGAAATTACCTATACCATTGGCTGGATCTATCCACTTCAAGTCTGGATTTTTCCATACACTCTTTGGTAAATGAGCCATAACCTTTTCAATTAGTTCTATAGGTGTAAAAACTTCTCCAGCCTCTTTCTTTTGCTTCTGTCTTGGCGTCAAACGCTTATGGATTATAGCAAGAATCTTGTCTTTTCGTGTTGAAGGTTCATGTATTTTTCCAGTCATCTGACGAAAGACCCGTTCGCTACTATTGAATGCGAAATCTTTTACGGCTGCAATCAAAAGTTTAGATAGTAGTTCTTTATCCTTTCCTTCTTTGATTTCTGTTCTTGAACGAACAAGACGCAGAACATTTTGTCGGAGACTACTTCCTTCTTGATTTGTTATATTGCTTTCATATTCTTCTAAAGCACCTTCAAGTGTTGAAGCAGTACTTGTAATGGCAAGATATTTGACAAAATCTGCTATAGTCTCAATAAAGTTGTCTATTACTATTTCTATGTCTTCACCAGGAATAGGTGATACTTGAGGTTCAACTGGTTCTTTCGGTGCTCTTATAATAAGCCTCCCATTCTCAAGAGTTATTTTACTACCTTCTTGTAAGCCTATGCGACCTAATGTTGTTTCTAACTTCTTAGAACTAAACTGCCCTGCTATTTTGCTTACAAATTCAGAATCCATACCACGCTTTATATTATCCCCTAACTTCTTCTCAAAACCACCTATATCTTCATTAATTCTATACTCATTAGAAGGGTCTTTCTCAGCCATCTCAAACAACTGGCGCAGTTTATCCTGAAAGGATAAGGGCTTTGCATCAGAACCTTTCTTCAAATTATACTCAAATATATCAGAATCCCACGAATAAGTATCATAAATAATATCTAAAATCTGCGACGCTGTGTTAGATGATTCGTGTGATGCTCTTGTATATCCATAAAGTGCAGCCAAAGTTCTAACTGGGTTAAGATCCACGATAAACGCAGACTTTTTACCAGGACTTGGAGTTAATGCTCTATACATTTTTTGTATTATATCATCAGGTGACTTCTTTTCATTAAATAAGAATACAACATCAGTACACGGCAAACTAATACCCATACTTAACTTTTCACCTGCCAAAACAAGAAGTCCTTTTGGTGAACTTTGGCAATGTAGTTTTCGTTCAAGGCTTAGAATACTTGCCTTTGGATTCTTACTTATTATATGTATGTTCTCAGATGCTTGTAGTTCCATATGAACTAATTCACCAACCGCATCCGCACCAATATTTTCTTCAGATACTATACAGGCTATTTCATAATTCTCTCTCCACCATTTGTGTGTCATTAACAATGAAGCCCATGCACATAATAGATAAAAAATATTAGTTCCTACACCACCAGTAGGCATAAACATTAACAATGTAGGCTGTTCGTCTAATCTAAATCGACTCTTTGCATCGCTACTCATTTTATTTATACGACCCAATAATGATGGTTCAATGATAGACCCTTCTTCTTTAGCCAATGGTTCACCACCTGCCACTGCTAATATATCTGGAATATCAAATGTCTCTTTTGGAGTTATAAGGCTTATGATATTTTTAGGGTTAGTTAAATTATCAAATATCTTATACGCGTCTTTCCTTATTTTATTTTCTTCTGTTTTTATATCAACAATAGTTATACCTTGCCTTATAGCAAATATAGATGATAGACTAAATCCAGAATCAGGTCTATACTTTCCTTGTTCTGTAAAACGATGTAATGCTTCCTCTTGAAAATCGGCGGATATAAAAAATAGGTCAGGAAATCCAATATATGCTTTAGCCATAGTTTCAAGAGTTTCGTTATTTGCTTTCCTTCTTTCTATAACACTATCAACTAACTCCTTACCAAACCTTTCTTGTAAATTAGATACTGCATCTTCTTGTTCTGTTTCAGTAGCCAAGGATCTAGTCACTAAAACATCTGTATAATCCCAAATAAATGTATTTGCTTTTTGTATTTGATAATCAAAAAGTATATTATAATATGTAGCAGTTAAAAATATAAACGGCAACTTAAGATGATTATATGTCTGTATGATACTTTGTATTTCTAATTTAGTTTTTTCACCAGTACCAGTTTTATGGGCTTCATCAAAAAATACAAGACCCAATCTATCTCTACCGCTTAATAGACTCTGTAAGAAGTCTCTTTTTTTAGCATCTTTCTTTTGGGACGCTATTAGAAGTTGTGAGGAACAGAAAAATACTGAATGTGGCTTAGTCTTTTTTATATCTGATACAGACTTAACCTCAATAAATTCAAAATCAGAAAAATCCTGGAATCTATTCAATAGTTCATCCTTTACCTGTGTCATTGTTTCATTTGGTGCAGCAGTAAGCCAAAATGTATTTAGATTTGGAGTTTTAGTTCTTCTTAGATATTCTCTTATGATTCCACCTGCTATAAATGTTTTACCGCCTCTTGGCAGTACACCAATCAAATAAAGATTATCATCACTGGTCTCTAATGTATCACATACACCCTTAACTATAATATCTTGATGTAATTGAAGGGAAAGAATAGGCTTGGCATTTGGTGTAAAATATTGTATTTCTAATGCCTGTAATGGTGATATATCTGATAAATTTGCTAATTCAAATATGGTTCTTCTTTTAACTTCTAAGAATGGTTTTACATCTTCATTCCATCCAAAAAAAGTTTTTGCTATATCTCTTGTATATTGGCGATAAGACCTGTTGTGTGCTATCTCAAAATCTTTTTTACTCTTCAAAAATACTATAATATCTAATGGCTTCTGTTCGGCGGTTGTTATTTTTTGTGCTGCAGTAAATAACTTTTCAAGGTCATAATGTTCGGCATTCTTTTCATCCTTGTACCATTTTACACTTATTAAATATGTTTTTATATTATCACTTTCTTTTGTATCACAATCTACTTCACAATATGGGTCGTCAGGTTTTATTACTTTTTTATCATTTCTAACGTTCATTAGAGTAATATCACTTATACCCATTGCCCTTGTAGCCTTGCATTTCATTCGTTTAAGAGCATCTACACTATCATCATATACCTCTGGAGCATCTCCTTCTATCTTTTTCATAAACTTATAGTTTCCATTTTGTCTTGGATTAACGTTCTCAATCCCTCCAAAAAATACAAAAAGGCGTGATAACACTTCGTATATATCAGAACCTACTTGACCTCCAGCCGATAGGCGAAATGAAACCATATCATCTAATGAAACTTTTGGATCAATAAATACTTTGGTTAAAAAATCAAAGTTAGAAGTATCGTTAGTAAGACCATAAAGCCCTACTGGAATAACATCCCTTTGTTTTTTTATTTCACGAATGCGTTTTTCTAATGCCTCTAAAGTTGCTATTGGCTCTTTAGTACACGGGTCAAATAATTCATCGCATTCTTTCTTCTCCATTTGAAGAACAGGTTTATTTGGTCTAACATTTTCTCCTGCTGGTAATTCTTCGTCATCGTTATCATTATCGGCTTCTTCCTGTTGTGCCAAAGGGGCAAGTATGGGTGCTTCCTGTGCTAAAGGTGCTTGTTGTGCCAAAGGAGCAAGAACAGGTGCTTCTTCGGGAGCCAATTCATTATTATTAGCATTATTATCTTCACCCCCCACATTATTAGCATTTTCTACATTTGTTTCGTCTTCCATTATAGGCAACAAAGTATCTATCTTGGCTATTTTGGCTCTATCGCCTTTTACTTGCCCTGATTTCTCTTTGGCAAGTTTCTTTGTAAGCCGTAACTTTGTTTTTTCAAGGAAAGCACGATTACGATTTCTGGTTACTCTATTTGTTCGGTATATACCTGACCGAATTTTACTTTCTATCTCAGGATAGGCTTTGCTTCCTTTGACACTCTGTAAAGTAGCCTCTATCAGGGCTTGTTTAGCAGGGTCACGCCCAACAACTTCCATCTATTTATCAATCTTTATATATATTGGCTTTTCTTTTCAGGTTTGTTTATAATGGTTTATGGCACTTAATATATAATCGGAAGAGTGTTGTTTTCCTACCATTTCCTAAATAGGATGAATTCTATTTTAATGGCTAAAAATGCTAAAAACGCTCATTTAAAATCCGCACGGGTCTAAAAGGGAATATTTTTAAGCCGTATAGAGTTAGTTTAGAGCTTGGTGCCAGCAGCAGGGGCGGAGGCAGAACCCATGTGGGTGGGGACACCAGCGGCGCCGCCGCGCTTACGAGTGTGGCGCTTGCCGTGCTTCTTGGAGGTCGAGTGTGCCATTGATTTACTGAAGAGCTTGAATGTACCCTTCTTGGCGATGTAACCAAGAGCGCGTAAGTGCTTGATGGCCTTCTTACCTGCGGTGTGTTTGCGGCGAGAGATGATGCGACCCTTGTGTTTCATTAAATCCTTTTTCTTTAAGCCCCCTGCTGATTTTGATGCCGTCCCATGCCAGATTTCAGCATAACTGCCGACAGTTTTAATCTTATGTTCAGTCATTTCTATAATTATTACAAAGATAAAAAATATAGTCGGAAGTCTGAATAGTTTAAATTTGAAAGATTAAAATATTATAATCCGTATATATTTAAAATGACAACGCGGCCTGTCTATAATTTTGAGGCCTTAACTTATGCAATTAATCGTGATAATGCTATATTATTACATAATTATAATAAAATAACAAAACGTACTACTATTTATTTTAGATGTCATTGCGCCGAAGAATCAAGTAAAGGCTATAAAGAAGAGGATATCATATCAGATAGAAAAGATATCCCTAGAATTAGTTATAAAATTGGGGATAAACAAAAGTATTATTTCCCAGATATTTACATACCATCTAAAAATAAGATTATTGAAGTTAAATCCACTTGGACTTACAAATGTAAAAAAGATAATATTCAAGAAAAGGCAGAAGCTACAAAAGTGGCTGGATATGAATATGAGGTATGGATTTATGATAGTAAAGCGAATAAGATATTAAAATAAAATTATAAGTGATATATTTTTAGTATGTCCGAATAAAAATTGAAAATGGCGGGATAGATTAGAATGGATGCCGAAATGTCTGTGCCGTATTTCCAAGAAACGATGAACTCCGTTGAAACAGGCGCAACAATGGATGAAGATGATTCTGATATAAACACAAGTGATAATGAATCAATTGAAAGAGATATTGAATGGGAGCTCCAGCATCTCAAAAAATATGATAATATGAAACAACTTGATATATTAAGACGCGAAATCGGACATATTGTAGCACATAATGTACTACCACCTGAAGAATGGTACAATGAAAGGTTTGTGTATATTCATACATATTCGCAGCTAGGATGGGCTCATATGGCAAAAAGATTTCACAATAATGATCAATATATTCACGACACAGCTTTATATATTATGAGGCTTCTTGATGAACTAATCGAAGAACGTGGAACAAAGCCAACCTTTCATATTTCTACATATCATAGAGTGATTCACGAAATTAGAAATGTTTGGAATTATTATAGTCGTTTGTATATGGCAGGGGAGGAGGATGCGGATGTGATGGATTTAATTGAGGGAATGATGTCTCTCGGTAGATAAAAATATATGACAGCATCATAGATAAGAGATTCATAGCGATATTGAGTTATTTTACCGTAGAAAGTGTTATAGATATATGGTTTAGATATTCATTTGCTCTTTTTGTATATTCAGCAACTCTGGTATCATCGAGCTTAATAGGGATTTTAGTATTCCAACGGGATTTAACGATAGCTAGTCGTTCTGGTTTTTCATATAATTTTATGCTTCTATCAGAGATGTAGTCACCAAAAAATTTAACTACGACTAATAATTTATTGTATATACCGCATACGCGAACAGCGACGCCTGGATTTTCTAATATTTCCAATATCTCCATTGCTATATTTAGTCAAATGAACGTATAATTACATTTTTATCACATCACCTTATTTCAATTTTTCTTGTGTAGAGGGCTTAATGGGGCCTACTATAAAATAATGATATCTAACACATTATATGGCAAACCGCAAATAAGAGCCTAAAACATTGGTCCGAATATAATATAAGATGAGCATAAAAATTGAAAACTCGTTGGCAGCAAAAAGAGGTGTTAAGACAACACTATCTCTTACTAATAGCTCCACGATGACTCTCAAGTATATTAAAAACGAAGATGGTAACTTCGTATGCCCAGATTGCGGTGTAATAAAAAAGAACCAAAACACTATGTTCTACCATATGAAAAAGCACGAAGAACAACTGACTCACGTATGTAAGGCCTGTAAGAAGGGATTTCTTCAAAAACAAACTCTTGATCTGCATATGCGCTCAAAACATCCTGAACTTATTAGGGATACTACTAACTCTGACAAGAAATTTAAATGCCCATTTGATGATTGTGAATTTTCAGCACTTACTAAGGGTAATTGTGTAATTCATTGTCTTCGAGTACATTTTCAGGATGAAATCAATAATCTTATGGTCAAAGACAATGAAACTAAAATGATTTATTGTAATGAATGTCAAAAGGAATTTAGTAGTTCTTGTGCTTTCTACTATCACTGTAAGGGTTGTATGAAGTTTGATAAGAGTGAGGATAAATATAAGAAGTTTGAAGAAATTCTATCTTAAGACTGTTATCAGAATAACTTATTTTTTTATATCAAAGAAAAATTGAAATTACATTGCCACCCTAAAATGAGATGCGCATAAAATGTCCTCATTTTATGATGTCCACGCTACAGAATTCTCCAAGAGTCGCTTTCGCATCTGGCCACGCATTAAACAATTTCTAGATTTGCTCCCTTCTAATTCCAAAGTCCTTGATATAGGCTGTGGAAAGAATATGACCTATCGTCAAGACCTTAAAATGTATGGTATAGAACACTCACCCGTCTTGACTGATATCTGTGTTCGCCGTGGTCTAAATGTTATACAAGGCGACGCTAGCTCGCTCCCTTTTGAAGATATCACATTTGACGCAATTATTATGATTGCAGTTATTCATCATATAGAACCCAAAGAACACGGTAGAGTTCTTAATGAAATCAAAAGAGTACTTTGTCCTGGTGGAAAGTGTCTGATTACTAATTGGGCAGTAGAACAGCCAGAAAATGCTAAACGATCATTTCATACGGGTCTTAACTGGGTTGTATGGAAAGGAAAAGATGACAATCCACTACCATATTGGGTGATGAACAAAGAACTAGCAGAAGAATTCATAGATTTGCTACCGAGTGGTCTAAAATTTATGAAATTAGATTGGGATGCTGGAAATTGGAACTTTATACTAAAACGGATTACTTATTAGGCTCAGGATGTGTGTCCAATTGTTTAACTACTGAAAATAAGTGATAACCTCCAGCAGCGAATCCTAGCATCAAAAGAAGTTCATATGCATAGCGAGGAGTTTCTTTTTTGTGGTAGCCAATAAATAATAGAAGTGGGGCAATAATAATAACGTGTATGGCATTTACCCACGCCAAGTTAGATCGTGATTTTAACCGTAGAACAAGTTTAAAACCGTGGTATACAAGAATAACCCATCCAATAGTAAAGAGGGTTAGATAGACCCATTGAGGAGTTTCAGCACGTGTAAAACCAACATATAAGAATAAAGGTACAACAATTATTAAGTGAACAATAGCTAACCAAAAATGATTATCAAGTTCCATTTCTAAATCGTAGCAAGTTTAAAAATATCTTTAACAGCTTTTTTACCATCACCTCGCTTATATAAATTCGCAATCAAGACAATAAGAGTTCCAATGTAAATCCATTTTAAAAGTTTAAATTGTAAGAAATAGTCAGATATATATGTAGATATAATAAAACCAACTATAATATACAATATATGCTCAAAAGTAAAGGGATAAATAAATTGTTGAATGCTATTAATACTTTTATACCATAAATGATCCATACTAATTACTAAAAATAATTTAAATTAGATTATTTATTATTTTTATTATTTATTATTTTTATATTGTTTTGCGATCTCATCTACGATCTCATCTACACTCTTAATTTCTTTAAATTTGTCTACAACATTTAATAAACGTACAAGTTTTTCTTCATTGTCAGTAACATTTTCATATTTATTTTTATCTTTTGGATTCATAATAGAATTCATTACTCTATTAAATCTGTTCAATTCATTATAAAATTTTATACTAAATGTACTCTCTATAGAGATAAGTGAATCTAGTAGAAATTTAATTAATGGTTTGATGACATATGTAATAAGCATATCTAAATCGTGTAGCTCTTCGTTAATAATGGCAGGGTGATTATCATTTTTAATATTTCTTCTATCATCTGATAATCCAAAATCAATTAAGCGCATAAGTCCAGAGTCTGAGTCGTATAGAATATTTCCCTCATGTATATCTTTATGATAAATATGATATGTATGCATTGTTTGAAGTCCTATTATCATATATTGAAGAGATGTTACTAAATAGCATAATTCAAATACATTAATTGGAGCGATAATATCACTTCTCATGTAATCTTCTAGAGTTATTCCACAGTAGGGCGAGATAGCATATGTATTATAATCATCATTACCACGTTTAATACTTTTAGATACAGGAGCATTGCAAATGAATTCAACTAGACAGAAATAGTTCTCATAATTTGGCATAACATCTTTAATAGCAAGAGCAGTATCTAATTCTCTTTGAGCACTACTATATTCGGTAAGTTTAGAGATATAATTAGGATTGCCATAATAGGCGGCTCTCCAAGCATTTTGATTAAAGTTTTTATTTATGAAGCTATCGCATTTTGCGGGAGGTCTTGAAACAATGCCAAAGCCACCAGAACCAATTTCTTCTGAACTATTTATATATGGTTCTAAACTTCGAGCACGCCTGTTGCTATTTTTACGATATGTTCGTCCTCTTTTGCCTCTATTAAGACTTTGGCTACGTCGTCGTCTTGTATTTGATTTGACTGACTTCACAGTGTGATTTGAAGACATCCTACTATTCGGAAGGATATTTAATTTGTAAAGTACTTAAGAAAATATAAGACCCTAAAGGTAGATGGATAAAACAAATAAAATAGGTCGCTATAGAAGTTATACAGCATATTCAGAAGAAAATGGGAAGCTAGTGCCATCAATTGAACCACAAGAGAAGAATGTTAAGTGTAATGTACTTGAAAATGTGACAATTATATATAGGGTGACTAATGAAATTATAAATATAGAGAAAGAAAAATTGAAGTCTAGCACCCTGCTAAATATAGGCAAGCCTGATATCAATGTCAGCACTAAGTGATATGTCCAAGCTTGTCAAGTCAGTCCAAGATATCTATACAAGGAGAGAAGACTTTACTTGTTTCAATTGTAAACAAGTCTATAAAAGAAAATGGTGCTCAGCAGATGATAAGCCCTGCTACTTTTGTAAAAATTTCTTGCCAATGCGTGATACGTACTCATCAATCCTAAGAGATCACAATTGGCATTTTCTAAAATCTGGGGAGAGTGATAGAGAATTATTCTATCCAGACTTTCTTGATAACTTGAAGAAATGGGCCGATCGCTTTCACGTATTCCCTACAAAGGAGGACTTAAAGACGGAAGCAGAACTGCGTGAAATTAAAAATTGGACGCGTGATGAACCTGATTATGATTATTAAGCACTTTTATAACTAGTTTTAGACCAACGGACATTTCAAACCGGCACTTAAAGATAAACTAATACATTATAAGTAGGAACAAATGGTATACGGAGTTATTTACAAAATAACTAATAAATTAAATAATAAACCCTATTTTGGACAGACACGACAGCCTCCAAATAGAAGATGGTCTCAACATAAACAGGCTGCTAAAAATGGTGGAAAAATGATTTTATACAATGCGATAAGACTTCATGGTGTTGAAAACTTTACATTTGAAGTCGTATGTGAATGTGAAACATTAGAAGAACTCAATGTAAAAGAAATTGAATATATTTCTATAAATAATTCATTATCTCCAAATGGTTATAATGCTGGAAAGGGCGGTGACAATTACGAAAAAACCCAAGAGACTTGTGCTAAAATTAGTGCCTCTAATAAAGGTCGTATTATAACAGAAGAATGGCGTAACAACTTGTCTATTGCTCACAAAGGGCGCAAAATTACAGAAGAAACGCGTCTCAAAATGCAAAAGGCACAAAAGGGGCGTGTTATAACTGATGAAATGAAAGAAAAAATAAGTAATACTCTTCTTGGGCGAAAACCAAGCAAAGAGACAATTGCTAAACGTATAGCAACACAAACTGGTAAGTCTTGGTCGGATAAAAAACGGGAAAGTATGATGGGTCGTAAAAATACAGAAGCAACTAAAAAGAAAATGAGTGAATCACAAAAGGGGAGAGTATTTAGTGAAGAGACTAAAAGGAAAATGCGTGAAGCAAAACAATCAGTAAGAAAAATAACAGAACAACAAATTTCTGAAATAAGAGAAAATATAGAAAAATTACCTCAATACGAACTTGCTACTAAATATAAGGTTTCAAGACAATTAATATCTAATATTATTAATTGTAAAAGAGGTTATGAACTGCCGGTTTGAAATGTTCAGCGGTCTAAAAAGTGCCCAAAACTAAATATTTTTAATCAGTTTTATTATATACACTTAGAACACGAGCTGAGGGATCAATGTATTCAGTAACCTCTTGACCATGTTTATTCCATTTTGGTTGCCAGAATCCAGCAATGACCTCTTGACGCTCTTCACCAAATATATCGCAGAAAATCTTACGATAGTAAAATGCTTCTTTGGTCTGAGGAGTACAGTAAGGAAATCTTTCAGTAGCCAAAGCTAATTCCTCATCTGTTACTTTATCTTCTACAAATTCTTGAATTATAGAGTACCAAGACTTTTCTTTGCTACTACACGCATCACTCTGTGCCTCTTTGGTTCTCCATAATACTTTATCTGGTAAAATAATAGTTTCATCAAATGCTTTTCGTAAAAACCATTTCTCCATATTTTTATAGGTCGGCATACGCGCATCACCAGGAATAGTCCAATATGCTTTAATAAATTCAGGATCTAATAATGGTACTCGACCCTCTAATCCCCATCGACAAATACAACGATCCGCACGTTTTACATCGTAATAATGGATATTTTTTACATACTCCTTAGAGCATTGATGAAGAGCAGTTCCATTAGGGGCATACCAATTAAAAAGATAGGATGATGCTATCTCATCAACCCCTTCACCTACCATAACAACTTTACAATCTGTATTTTGACCAATATATTTAGATACTAAATACTGTACAACAGAAGCTCTCACGGTCGTTGTATCCCAAGATTCTATAGTACGAATTACATCAGGAATAGCGGCTAAACCTTCTTCAGGAGTAAAAAGGACTTCTGTATGTGTTGATCCAATATGTTCTGCAACCATTCGTGCATACTTTAAATCTGTACCAACCCCTTTTCCATCTTCTCCTTTTATAGAGCAGCAAAAAGTGCGAATGGGTTTACCAAGAATCTTAGCACTAATTGCCGCAACTAGAGAAGAATCTACACCACCAGAAAGCAAAAAGGCAAAAGGCTTATCCGCATTGAGACGGCGACGAACAGAGTTTAGAACAGCAGTCTGTACAGCCTTCAAATATTCCACCTCAGATAAATTTATAGGCACTACATCATAGACTGTGGAATAATTATACTTATCACAAGAGAGATTATCTAGTTCATCCAGAGTATAAGTAAAGATGTGACCAGGAGGAAATTCAGTAATTTTGTGGGGCTGTGAGAGACCGCCCTTGATTTCAGAAGCAAAGAAGAGAGTCTCCATGGAGTCAGGTGTGTAGTAAAGCGGTCGCACACCAATTTCATCACGGCCCACAATAACTTTTTTCAGATTCTTCAAATGGTCAAACTCATATAAAATAAAAGCAAACTCACCTTTTACATCTTCTTTAATAAATCGACAAAACTCATCTGTTACACCCTGTTTAGCCATATCCATATATACTTCAGGAATTACCATACAATCATTTTTAATATGAGAAGGAAGATGATGGAGTTCAATTAACTCTTTAAAATTAAAAATTTCACCATTGCAGATAAAAATAATAGTACGCTTATCATCTTCTAAGATAAATGGTTGATTCGCATTAAAGGTGTCATCCATAATTGCTAGACGATGAAATCCAATTGTAACATTGTTGTAAGTTTCAAAGTAAGAATTATCAGGGCCACGATGTTTCAAATTATAAAAGTCTTGAAATAGTTTAACAATATCCAACTCAGGATTTTTTCGTTTTAGATTAATCAGACTCCAGATCCCGCACATCTTCCTAGATTTTATATATGTACAAAGTTGTTTAAATCACTTGCCATCGTTGCCGCTTTTTACCAACTTTTGGTACAAATTCACTAATAAGTTTAGCATTTTCTTCATACTGTATTTTTAATGTTAGTATCGACTCTTCCAATAATTTAATTTTAAGTTCTAACGATTCAATAAGTTTATTAGGATCAATTCTTTCAGACATTCTATTTAATATATAATAAATCTTTTAAGTTTTTTAGGCTTTTAGGTTTTTATATATTGCGCATTGTAGCACAGAATGAATTATGTTCTAATAGTTTATCGGCTTGTACTAATGCGCTTTCTATCCAACACTGATTAACCGCAAATGATTCACCACACATAAATAAATTAGGGAATTTTTCTGGCAGCGGGCGCAGCGATTTAGTACTCTCTTCTTCTACATCGTAATTTCCAGGTAGCCAATATGTACATCCTGAAACCCAAGGATGTTGTTTAAAGAAGATAGGATTAGGAATAGACCTATCAGGAAATAACTTTCTAATCTCAGCCATTACCAAATCCTTAACATTTTCTTCACCGTGTTCAGCCGCAGACTCATCTTGCTTAATCCACCACTTCGCATCATCGCCATCAGTATATGAAATCATAACAATCCCCCGCTTCCCATTAACTGGGATAATATAACGAATAGGCGAATTAGTAACTATTTTATTAAGACCTGAAAACCATGACACACCACTCTTAGTAGGAAATATAGCATACATACGCAGCAGCGGTGTCATTGTGAGATGTCTAAGAACTGGTATTTTATTAACTCCTTTTATTTCTTTAACTGCGTTATGATGAAGTGCCAAAACAACAGCATTACTAATATACGTTTTCTTTTGAGTTAAATTATGAAATTGACAATCAAGCGTTATAGAGTCATCTATATTATTTGTAATACTTTTTAGAGTAGTATGCATAATAACAGTACCACCTAGAGAAATAAATTCCATCATCATTGCATTAGTTAAAGATGATAATCCTTCAGCACATACTCCAAATCCCTTATTTGATTTCATTTCATTTCTAAATGCGTGAAGAGCTAAATCAGCGCGAAGAGTATGAATCTCAGAATAATAAGGAAACTGCATATAAAAATTCTTTGCGCCACTATAGCCAAGAGTTTTATCAAGCAATTCCTTTAATGTATGGGAGGCTAATGTTTCAGGTGATAATTGTGCTATAGGGCCTAGAAATACATTAATGAAATCAGAGAATTTATTACCTGTTATTTGTGGGTATTTATCACTATGTGTAGGATCAGCTATATAATAAGTTTCTTCAGGAATTGGAATTAAATGTAGATTAAACTCTTGTAATAATTTTAAAACCTTTGTATGTGAAAAAGAAATACGCCCAGCACCATTTTCCCACTGAACTTCGCCAACTTTAGGAACATCTTTTCTGAATGTATTTACACGGCCTCCAATGTATCCATACTTTTCAAGAATACAGCAACGTAAATTAGAATGTCGCTTTAGAGTTTCTATACCAACCCGTAATCCTGCAATGCCGCCGCCAACTATTATTAAATCATAATGTGACATTCTTACTAAAAATATATATATTATTCTTTAGTATTTATTTTATTATTTTATCATTTTTATAGTTTATGCATAATGCAGAGTCTATATATAATACCCCAAAGGATAATAACAATAGCAGTGATAATACAGATAGTAGGGAAATTAGATATTTCAATATTCTTCATCATATATGATCCGTGCAGTTCATAGCCGCGCTTCTTGTAATAATCACGAACGCCAATTCCAGAGATAATTGCCATCTGTTCATATCCCACACTTGATGAGATTGACTCTGCGATACTTAGAAGCCTTTTACCAATACCGAAGTGCTGTGACCCTGTGTTTCCATTAGGATCCTTAAATCCTACCTGTTTTACACGACCATACACGTGAAGCTCACGAATCATAGCAGTCTTACCCTTGAGCTCAGGAATGATACTATTCTCAAGAGCGTTGCCGTGACGAAGACGAATAAACCCAAGGAGTAGAGGTCTGTTGGGGCGAGAAATCTCTGCGGTGATATAATACTCAATAGAGCCGCTGGCCTTTAACATTGTTACCAAGTACCGAATATCATTCTTATCATACTTCTCATTTGAGACCTCACAGCAGCGAATACATTGACAATATATGCCTAACTTCTCAGCATCATCCTTTACAATTTGTGCCAAGTTAGACTTGATAGATGTACTGGTATAGCCAAGGTTATCCTCGTGCGCCTCTTGAAAGTCGCGCTGAATTCTGTTCACGCGTACCCAAGGAGGAGTGATGCTCTGGCGATAGATAAGAACACGCTTCAGGTCAGCAGCATCAGGAGTAGCCTCAGCATAGGGTGTCCATTTGCCCTCAGCCTTCCACTCTTTAATCTTAGTGAAATCCACATCAAGACAGGGATAGTCCTTCATATAGTCAGGAATCAAATCTTCGCCTTGAAGAACCTGTTGGTAGCAGTCCATATCGCCTTCAGGAGTAGCACCAGGTAGGTCTGCCATAATATGAATCTCAACTTTGAAGCCATAGTTCTTGAGAAGTTTGATGGCAGCTTTAGACTGTTTGATGCCGTGACCGCGATTGACTCTGCGAAGAAGGGCGTCGTCTGTATGCTGGACACCAATCTCAACACGAGTGATTCCATAGCGGCGAAATCGTATAATCTCGGCATCCTTAATCTCATCAGGTCGTGTCTCAACGCCGAGACCGACAACGTGAACTTTTGCGGTTACATTGATGGCCTGTTCCTCCTCAATAGTGCCACGTGGTCTAGGATTTTCAGGATCCTCATAGTAGGTGTTAGCTGAATAGTAGAGGTCACGTATAAAGGTATCTGCGAGGTCTTTGTCATAACAGCTGAAGGTGCCACCGAGAACACGGAACTCAAGTTTGTCGATGGGATGACCGTTCTTTTCGAGCACATCGAGGCGATTGTAGACTTGCTTAACGGTATCGAAGTCAACAACAAGGGCGCGCTTGAAGACATCCTCATTGCTAAGATAGCTGCGAGGCATACCAGGCTCATTAGGACAGAAGTGACAATTGTATTTACAGCTAAACTGGTTTGGAGGAAGAGAGATACTGACATTTACAATGCCACTTTCACTACGAACACTCTTAGTAATGAGAGCATTCCATAGTGGTTCTATGTAGGGATAATGTGGAAGGCTTTTCTTAAGAAGGTAGCGATATACCATACCAAGTTCCCTCTTACTGGTGTGGTATTTGTACTTTTTGGCGAGGATGCGAAAGCAGCTATTGAGCCCTTCAATTGTATTATAAGAGGATGGGTCCATTTTAATAATGTCTTTAAGGATAAGTTTGGTTTTGGGTGGGTTAGGAATAAGAGGAGTGGTGGTGATATCTTCAATGCTGTCTTGGAATGCGGCGGACATTTTACTTGGAAGTGAGTATAAGCTTCGCATCATTTTTTATGGGGCAAGGGATTTCAATTTTTCTTTGATACCCGCAATAAAAATAATTTATAAATACTTTAAATAAGAACAAACTCCATAATGTACTCTGTCCCAGTTTTGATGATTATCACTTTTAAGTTATTTCCCATTTCTATATGGAGTTTAGATTTATAAAGGCGTATAGTAAAATCCCTTATACACTTAATACTTGGCCGAGAGCAGCCCAGATGGGTATGACAGATATATTCAAAGATTCTGAGCCAGCTATTCGCATCTAGACGTGCTTTTATGGCAGTAGTAATATTTACTTTG